CTACCTGCGCCACCGGAACCTACCACAACAGGGAAAGTACCAGTGCCTATAGTTGTAGTAGATACACCCCTAAATCCACCAGCGCCGCCGCCAGCACCTTCCCCAGCATTGTAAGATGAGCCAAGGCCAGCGCCACCTCCACCGCCACCAGCAACAACTAGATATTCAAAAGAATTACCACCAGTAGTTACTACAAGGTTTGAAGACGAGGTAAAAGTGTGTACCGTATATATTCCAGATGTTGTGACAGTACCACCTGTAGCAGCTACTGCTGGTTTAACAGGATCAGTACCATCTCCCACGTTAGTCCAAACATTAAACCCAGCGGTAGCATCAGTCAGTACATACATTTCACCGGAAGTCTTGTTCTCCCAGATGTGACCTACGCCAGACGCAGGGTTGCTATCTATAGCAGGGTCAGCAGTTGAGACAGTTGTGTCTGTGAGTTCTGAGAACTCTGTTGCGCCACCATTGGCGTTGTCTCTTGCTTTAGTCATCTACTGCATCCCACGATGTAGTGCTTTCGTTCCACACGTAAGCCTCACCATCATCAGGGTAAACTATCGGTGCTTCCCAAAGACAGCTATCGTTATTTAAACCCCAGCTTGGGTATGGTTGAGGTGCGTAGAAAGCATCTCGTTCAGTGTCGTATGTCATACCGATCCCAGCGTAGTTCTTGCGAAGGGGTGTGCCACCGTCTGAGTGTACGCCGCCATGTGTGTTGTAGGATGTCTGTATCCAAGCTCCAGGAGAGCTATCCACGAATGTATCAAAGAACTCAGCTTCTGCTACGATCACTTGCTCGACGATGCCGCCGTTTACTTTTGCATAATGTGCCATTTTCTATTCTCCTTTAAACTGCATAACGGATGATAACGACACCTGAGCCGCCATTGCCGCCATTTCTGCTAGCAGCATTTCCGTCTCCGCCGCCGCCGCCTCCGCCTTTGTTTGCTACGGCATGTTCAGCGTGGTTTGCACCACCACCCGTTCCACCATTTCCGTCTGGGCCACTACGCATTGTTGCCCCGCCGCCACCTGCGTAAGCTGTCCCGTCTAACCATGTCGAGCCATCCCCGCCATTACCGCCTTGGCTAGAACTACCATTTTGGCCTGCTGCTCCTGCGCCACCGCCGCCTGCTGCCGATACATTGGCCTCAGAGCCGTTACCACCATCGTTGCCTTGGCCTACGGTTCCTGAACCACCCGATCCATCTCCAGCGTAAGTTGATCCGCCGCCACCTGATCCGCCGCTTCCTGCATTTCTGGCGCTTGTGCTGGTTGACTGCCCACCATATCCGCCACCCGTAGATGTTATCCCAAGAGCAGAACTATTTGAACCAACACTTGTATTGCTGCCAGAGCCACCTGCGCCGCCCGATCCAACAGTAATTGTGTAGGATTGGGCCGTGGGGGTCATGCTTCCAGACCTGTACCCACCTGCGCCACCGCCGCCTGCTGGGCCACCATATCCGCCGCCGCCGCCCCCAGCTACTACTAAATAATCTACAGAAGGGCCTGCCGCCGTAACTTGAAAAGTGCCAGAGCTAGTAAATGTGTGGTATTTATAACCACCAACTGTGGTTACTGTTCCGCCCGTGGCTATCAAAGGACCGATTGCGCCAGTACCATCACCCACGTTAGTCCAAACATTGAGTCCAGCCGTAGCATCCGTTAAGATATACTGTTCACCGGAAGTTTTGTTGACCCACACATGACCCACGCCCGAAGTAGGGTTGGTGCTTCCTGTTGGGTCTGCTGTGGAAACTGTGCAGTCTGTCAAAGCAGATAAACTAGCAGCTATACCTGTAAGATTAGCACCACTAATAGCTGGCAAATCACCTGACAGTTTAGTTGCGTCAAGGGTGCTTGCAGGTTTTAAAAACGTAGCATCAGCTTCCGCTTGTGTATAAGTATTAGCAACATTAAAATCAGCCTGAGAGGTAACAACGATTTGATCACCATTCTCTGCAGCAGACGTTAGTGTAATGCTTGTACCATTAGTAGCTGTATAGTCTGTACCATCAACAAGGCGTACACCGTTATGGAATACGTTTACCCTGTTGACTGTGTAAGTTACTCCTGCAAGGAGTGTTGTTGTTGTTGATATTGTGAAGGTATTTTTATACGCTACCCCAGAGGAAACCACTGAGGATTTGGAACCTATATATCCTGCCATTATACGATTTCCTCACCGATAAGGGTTACTGTAGTTCCACCATCCATAGTGAAGAAGTCGTATGTTACATTTTGTACGCTTAATGGGGCAGTGGGCGGGTTTACTACTGATGAAGGTAAAGTAATAGAGAAGTAATCAGCAAGACCGTACTGGTACACTTTTGAAGCACTCGAATCTTCTGATCCGGTAATATACATCTCGTCACCGACAGGCGTGAAGAATACACTCCTAATATTAGAAGTTTGACTTGATACAGAAAATGACCTAACATAAGTTGCAGTAGAAACATCCCAACCTGTAGATAGGGTGTATTCTAAAACAGTTTCGTTTTGGTCATCTGCAATATACATTTTAAGGCCATCAGTCTTTCTAAGATGTAGACCGATAGGTGCTGTTGTTTGAGATGCCAACGAAAAAACCTGTGAGTAAACAGCAGTAGATATATTCCAAGCAGTGCTTAGATTGTATTCATTAACATCATTTCCAGTGTTACCTACCATATACATCTTTAGACCATCCGGCTTAAAGGCAACCGCCAGTGGCGCTCCGTCTTGAGCGGTAGTAGAAAATGTCCGTGTAAGAGTAGCTGTGGTGATGTCCCAAGCAGTGCCTAGTGTATACTGCTCAATGGTTCCGGCTGCTGCGCTTGTAGTGTATATATTTAGACCATCCGTACTAATGTCTAAACCATATAAACTTGCACTTCCTGAGCTAATGTTTTTGTTACCTGTCGCAGTAGCTGTGGTAATGTCCCACGCTGTGCTTAGTGTAAGTTGGTACATAGTTGGGTTACTATTACCCAAAATATACATCTCAGTCCCATCAGGTTTAAAAGTTATATCGTGAGGCTGGTTGTTAGGTGCAGCCAAACTAGCAACGAGGGATGCATAGGAAATATTCCACGCTACGGAGTTTGTGTTCTTAAAGCTATATTTCCAATTAGCATTAGTAGGAACGCTAGTAAAGCTAACAGTTGTGTTGCCAGTTAATGCGTTCTGATTAAAGAAGTTATAACTCCCAACATTCAAGCTAGGAGTAGTACCCGTCACAGCCACTGGTGCAAACGGAGCCGGAACACCATCCTGAGAGATGTCTACTAAATCTGTTTGTCTACTCATCAGGTTTGCTCCAGTACGCTTACGACGACATCGCAAGAGGTTGCGGTGTCAGAGGTGACAATTACTGTATCCGTGGTTTCCAAGATGATCTTACCATCCAAGACGGATATAGCGGCTCCAGAGGGTAAGGGTACGTTGCGGATCAGGTAAACACCCGCCACTTGAACTGTTACCTTAATCTGCGAAGTCGTCGTGTTAGCCAGATTACAGCCAATCATCACTGCGGTAGTAACCGAAGGGACTGTGTACGTGGTTACAGCGGAGGTACCGACATTCGCGGAAACGTAATTCTTAAATGTATTAGCCATTTTTTATCCTATCCAAGGGCGATACTGAGCGCCAACGCCTCGTCTGGTGTTGCGAAATCTGTGGCGTTGCTCACCGCCGCCGTCCCAAGCCCAAGGTTTGTTCTAGCGGTGGAAGCGTTGGGTAAGTCCGAAAGATTATTGCTTTTCATTGCCGCTCCAGCGGCAGCTACGTTAGTAGCGTCAGTCACGTCCGCAGCGGCTTCTATACCGTCTAGTTTAGTCCCGTCAGCTGATACATCTCGCCCATCTACATTGCCGGGAACCGTGAGGTTTGCAAACGTAGGGCTGCTAGACGTCGCTACCGCTTGCCCGATAGAGAACTCTTGGCCCGTCAAGGTCATGCCCGTACCGGCAGAATAGATAGCGGTGCTTGAAATCTGAGAAAACACAATCCCAGTTGTCCCGAAGGTAATTGTCCCCACGGTAGTCATAACATAGGTTTCCCCAGCACCTGTGTCACCTGCGCTTACAAAGAACGCATCGCCTTGGCCCAGAGAGTCTGGATCACTTGGAGCGTAGGAATCAGCATCTGTGGCACGTGTGAGTACCCAGTTTGTACTAGCAGAACCTACCGTAGTAACCGTATAAACTCCGTTGTGTGCAGGGTCGGTTTGTTGGTAGATAAGCACGCGATCTGCAGAGTTAAGGGTGATGCCGTCAATAGCAATAGCCGCTTGTGTACCAGAGTTAGTGAGCGTAGCTCCAACCCCAGAGGTGCCATTGTCGTAAGTTGCGGGTAAATTTGCAGGGGCTTCAACACGGACCGGTGTATGGTAGTGGATACCTGCCGCAGCAATCGTGTCTACATACTGTTTAGTTGCGGCCTGTAAGTTAGCAGTGGGGTCGGCATCTAAAACCAAGTCGCCCGTCATTGTGCCACCAGCTTTAGGAAGTGCGGTGTTATCAACGTACTGTTTGGTAGAAGCCTGTAGCGCGGCGCTAGGGTCTGCGTTTAGGACCAGATCGCCCGTCATGGTCCCACCAGCTTTAAGCAAGGCCGTATTGTCTACGTACTGTTTGGTAGAAGCCTGTAAACCTGCGCTAGGGTCTGCGTTTAAGACCAGATCGCCAGTCATAGTTCCACCAGCTTTAGGTAGCGCTGCGTTAGCTGTAGTGGTTGTAGTGGTTAAGACTGCATCGCGGGCCGCTATGTCTACACCGTCAACTGTGCCCCCAACAACCAGATTATTGCCAACAGAAACATTGTTGCTACTGTCCTCTATGACAGCTTTCTCGGCGGGGTACGTTAAAAATATATCCTTAATCGCGCTCGTCCAGCTAACGGCTGCGTCTGAGTTAGAAGAGGACAGAATTGTAGTACGTATTAGCGAGTTAGAAGAATAAGTGCCTAACCCAACTTCCCAATTAGTATCGTCAGTAGCAGCATAGTAAACAACGTCATCGTTTGACGCTACAGCCGAAAAGGCTTGGAAACCCGTAGCCGCGCCGCCAAGAGCATAAGGCCCCGTGCCCGAAGTGGCAGTGGTTTCTTTTACTCTATCTGCAACTATGAACGCCATAACTTGAATTCCTTAAAGTTTAAGCGATTCGAACAACCGCGTTGCTTGCGTCAGCGGTGGGGAACTGGATAGCAAACGTACCAGAAGTAGAAATTTTATCAGAGCCAAAATCAAGAACTGCGACCGTTGGATTACCTGCTGCACTGCTGTTATAGATCAATGCGCCGCGAGCGGTGATTGTGGCGCTCGTAAACTGGATGGGCGCAAAGTCACAAATAGCTGTTGTACCACTAGCCACAGGAGTTACACTTACAAGAGTGCCGCCACCTGCTGTGTAAGACCCAGAGTTAGCCACTTCGTTTGTTGCAGTGTACGCAGTGGTAGCCGCCGTGAACGATGCGCTGTTGTCATACAAGGCCAACTTAAACGTGTCGCCTGTCGAAGCGGTGAAGTTGTGGACGCCCTTTAAGATTTCTACCTTAAAAGAAGTGCACATGAAGTTACCCGTAAAGGCCATGTTAAAATCTCCTATATGACCGCTACTATAGTTACATAGGCGGTAGTTTGCAACATTTGGACGCAGCGCATGCTACAGCTTCCCGTCTCTGTATTCATCTTGGCTACTACGTATCTGTACTCCAGTAAGCTGTCCTAGCGCCTCATTGTAGCGTGTAGTGTACAATGCAACTAAGTCAGGCTCACCCTTCATATAGGTATACGCTTCGATTAACGCCCCGTACAGAAGCGTAGACTGAGCGTTATCACCATACCACGAAGTACCCGACGTAACTATAGACGGAGGGTCGTAGTAATAATGTAGCTCGGCTGTGTATTGGGCATTCGCAGCTGGGGCGATGATAAAGTTGCCTTCTGAGCTACCAACGTCGCCGTCAAACTGGGCGTAGTACTTGGGAACACCAGTGGTAGCGGCAGTGGGGTACGCCTCTCGAAGAAAATTAACATCTTTGTCCAGCAAGTAAGTGTAGCCGCCACTACCATCTATAACCGCTAGAGAGAAAACAGCCAAAAAGTCTGCGGGACGTGCAACATAAATGCTATTCGCCCCGATAGTTGCGGTTACGTTTTTCCTTAGCTCAGGCAGCATTATAGACCGGTTAATCCGTTCCTCGGCCTGCGTAACAAACTCAGGAATATTGGACACAAAACTAGATTCTTGGTTTTGTGTGTAGTCCTGTATCGTAGCTACTAACTCAGTATAGTTCATCAGAACTTACCCTTTTACGAAGTTTCCGCCACGTGTGGCTGCGCCCATACCACGGCACACGTTGCCACCAGAGGCCATCTTCTTGACCGTTTTCATCTTGCCGCCTTTGGCTTTTTTAACCGGTTCATTCATCATATCTAAAAGGTCTAGTAACCCCTGCTTCTCCTCGTTTTTTTCTTTCGATGCGCCGGGGAGTCTCGAATCCATTAATTCAAGGGTTTTCCGACGCCCAGCACTCAGCTGTGCGCGGTCTATCTTTTTAGCTCGTGCGGCTTTTTCGTCCATATTCAGACTGTTAGGGCTTTTAGTGCTGTCCTCCAACACTTTCGGGGACATACCTTCAGAGTCGCTACGGCTTCTAGGACGCATGGATTTCTTGGGGGCTGATCTATTGGGCATTGTATTTCTCCTAAACCATAAGTTCAAAGTGGGGGCCATCGATAAACGGAC